CCATTGCCTTTCTTTTTCTTAAAGACCCTTGTCTTTTTCTTAATGCTTGTTGCAATTTACCTCTGCGCTTAAATGTAGCTTTACGAGCACCTATTTTTCTTCTTTGTTGTTCTATAGATGACATGCGTACCATTCTTCCACCACGCAGCGTATAACCTTTTACTGTAGAAAATCTTTTTTTAGTCTGTACCTTACCACCACGTATACGCATCCTTACTACTTTTATTCTACCAGTTTGTTTTGCTTCATTCAATTCTTCTATATCCAAATCGCATTCTAATTCATCAAACATTTCAGAAACAAGCTCGATTCTTTTTTCAAAAAGCTTTTCTTCAATTTTCTGATTGATGAACTCAGAAAGCTTTTCTTTAGCTTCAGTAAATTTATCATTAAAAATCAAATCGACAATAGCTCTCATTTAATTATGGAGTAATACTGTATGGTGGATAATTAAATGCTGCCGGATCATTAAACTGACCACGCTGGTAGTGTGCATTGTCTTTACGCAATTCTAGAATAATTGTATAGCTTGCATTAGCAACTTGACCTCTGGTGTGAATACTGATATCACCATTTGTATTTGCATTTACACTTGGATTTCTAATTGTAATCCAATTACCTGCACCATCATATTCTCCGTTACCTTGCATGAATAGAATTGGCACGCCAGAATCTGGTTCTGCTTGTGGACTATTATTTGCTCTCCAGTATAATTCTACTGATCCTGATCCTGTATCTGTATCATACCAGCAACGGTTAACAGTTAATCCATAATATGGTTTAGCCGTATTGCTCACACTCAAAGCACTTCTTAGCGGAACATTATTGGCGTCTAAAGCACCATATAATGTGTTTGCTTGAATTCTAGCAATATTTTCTTCTTGTCCTGAACCATCAAACAATCCAGTTAACTTAATAACTGACATTTGAGTATCATCTTTTAGTACTTGATATGAAAATGAGTTAGCCATTTCTTAATCCTTAGCCTTATAAGTTACATGTTTCCAAGCAAAGTCTGCTACTTTCTTAAAATGAGTTTTGCTTTTATGAGCCATATCTGAAATCTTTTTCTTGTTTTCATCATTAACAGCACTATGGACTTTTAATATTGCATTTGCTGTCTGTGCATCAACTTTTATTGAAGAACCATCTTTAAATTTAACTGATTTAGCAGCATGATTACTTACGATATTTTGTAAATGATGCATAACATTTTCTTCAATCATGTCAAAAGATTCTAATACTTCTGTTTCTTCATTTGCCCAGTTTTTAGTATAATATGGTATACTGACATATTTGTTTAATTTGTCTATTTGATAAAGAGCAACATTTTGTCCATTAGCAAATTGACGAATAGATTTTCTACGCAGAATAAGAATTGATGGAGGATCTGATGTCTTTGAGGTAAAAACACCTGGCATGCCATCAATATCTTCGTCTATGGTTTTTTCAAAAATAAAATCTTTTAGAGATTTCATTCTTCTTCAATTCCTTCTTCTTGTTCTATTTCATTAGAATCTTCATAATCTTCTTCTTGAGCAATTAGCCCATGAGCAATCTCTTGTTTCTTTGCTTCAATATGAGAATGCACTCTATCTTGAATTTCTGCATAAAGAGCATCACGCATGGCTGCTGCATCGTCTTGAATTGCATAATCTATAATTGCTCTAGTGTTCATAATTTTCCTTTAGCTAAAAAACAAATTATATTTATAATATTCTAGTTAATCTTCTTACCATTGAGTTTTCTGATAGACTCAAATCGGCAGAGTTTGTAGAACTTGGTTTACTTTTCTTTTGTGGTGCATTTTGTATACTTTGGACAGCACTTTGTGGTTGCTCAGGTTCTGCATTTTGTTGTATATTTTGTTGCTGTTGCATTTGTTGCTGTTGTGCATCCATCTGAATATCGGTCATCATCTTCTGTTGCGTTACAGCATTTTGAACTTCGGTTGGAACTTCAAAACCTTTTTTCTTCTCATCATCAATCTCTTGATCAATGAGTTTGATTTCATCATCATCCATACGTAGAACATTTCTACGAATCCAATTCATAGAATAATATGTGCCAGTATATGGATCAACTTGCTGTAACAAAGATAATCTGTTTGCCATTAATTCTGCTTCTTTTAGTTCTGCAAAATTATTATCTTTGATGAAGTCATAGTACATATGCTCTTTGAATTCTATAAATTCTGCATCTGTACAAATACCTTTAAGAACACATTGTATTCTCAATGCTTGATCAAATAATTCAGCAAACTTATTACGTAGTCTGTCAATAAACTTTGCAAACTTTAATTCATCTCTAGTAATCTCAGATGAACGACCAATAGTAAAACCTGAAGATGATTCTAATCTTGAAATCGGCACGTTGAGTGACTTGTATAATTTCTTTTCAAAATATTTTACATCTTCGAGTTCACCTAAGTTTTGTCCACCTGGTAGTGTAGTAATTTCAGTTCCTTTACCACCTTCTCTACGAGGTAACCAGAAATCTTCCATCATTGATAGAAACTTACGATCATCACGAACTTCACCTGTGTTAGCATCATAAACAAGTTTGTTCTTATACTTGATCATGATATCACGCAGATATTGTTCTGCTTTGAGTTTTGGTAAGTTACCTACATCAATATAGAAAATTCTACGTTCAGGTGCTCTTGAAATACGATAGATAACTGTTGCATCTTCAATCATACGCAATTGATTGAGAGGCTTAATTGCTTTGTGTAGATAAGATAGCACAACAGCACGACGAGAATCCATCAAGCCAGAATTGATGTTGATGATGGAATCTTTAGTAATTCTTGTTCCTACTGGACCATAATTTGACTGTGTACCAGTGATTGCCTTATCGTTGTAGATGTAATACTCATTGATTACAGCCATAATTTCTACGCCAGTTCTTTCATCTTTCTTTTTTCTCAGTTCACGAACCTTGCGTATTTTTCTAGGATCGATATAACGCAACTCTTTGATACCAGCAGTAGGATTTTCTCTATCGATAATAATGTGATAGAATAATCTACCATCAATATAATAGCGTCTGAATATATCTGCTGCCATGTTGTTATAGTTTAATACACGCAGCACAGTTTGAAATTCATCTGCAATTGCTTTTTTGATTTTATCTGGTTGCTTCAAATCATCCATGATGAGCTTGACATTTTTACCATCATCATCTTGTACAATGGCTTCATTGATAATATCGTCGATAGCAGATTCAATTTCTGGTTGCATAGCCATTTCTCTATATCGAGAAATTAATTCTACTTCGTTTTTTGCTGTACCGTCTAAGTCAACATATGTACCATAATAGGCCGCAGAAGTAATCGTCAATGCGCCATCATCGCTACTAGGTGGAGCGAACGATTGCTGAACTAACGATTCTTCTTCAGCCTTTTGTCTTGATATGGTAAAACCAAATAAATTTAGAGCCAAGATTTTTCTCCTTGCATCATATAATCAAGTAAACATAAAGGAGAGAAGTATATCTCTCCTATATAAAAACACATTAAGAGGTTATATTAGCTGGAATTTGCGACATCCAGTACTGGTATGCAAATGTCACTGAAAATTCCTCAATGGTATCATTATTTCCCCAATCTAGGTCAATTGGTGATACATCAATTGGGAAAGCGTCTTTAAAGCTATAAACTTTAGTTGCTGTTCCTGTTTTATTCAATTGATATACAGTCATCTGACAGAAATAATCCACAGGAGTTGTTGTAAATGCAACATCTCCTCTGATATTTGATTCATGTCCATTAATATAGTTTAACCATTTTTCGAAAGCATTTCTGAATCTGAAATCTTCATCATTAATAATTGTAACTGTCCAATCTGGGAAAGTTCTATTTCCAGCAAATTTAACTTCACGACCTTGATATGGAACAGTGACCGATGAAACTGTAGATCCAGGAAGTTGTCCTGCTTTTGCCATAAAAAGCAAATCTTGTGTTAATCCATTGTCAGCTAGTCCTAAAGATGTAGGAAACTGAATTTGAATTTGAAACAGATTTGGTCTTGCTCCATCAAATCTCAAAGCATTCTTGAAGTTACTAACGCTGAATACTCTATTGAAAGCCATTTTTTTCTCCTATATTCGTTGTGTAATATTTATTAAGCGCCAACAGTTGTTGTGAAGGAAGCACCAGTACCTACTGCAACGAAATTCAGTTGAATATAATTGATCGATCTTGCTGGTTTAATATAGATGTCGCCAACAAATTGATTGCTATCAATTATTTGAGGAGTGTTATTTGTAGTATCACAAATTACTCTAAAGTCTGTAATACCACCACGACCTTGTATTTGTCTCAAGTATGGCTCAACTAAAGAAACAAACTGTGAACGAGTCACATCGTTGTTATACTCAAATAGAGAAAACTTGGCAGCCTCAGCAATTGATCTTTCTAAAACAATAAACAGTCTACGAACATTGATTCTATCAAATGCTGATGGCTTGTTTTGTAATGTTTTGTCTCCAAATAATATTGTTCCTTGTCCTTGGAATGAAACAACTGGATTAACACCTTGAGAATATAGTGAATCCCTAAATGTTTGTGGAGGACTCCATGCTAGTTTAATAGAATTTTTAATTAATCCTCTGTTAAATCCAGCTGGCGAGAACCAAGGATCTCTTACGGCGTCAGTAAATGCACATAGTCCTGCAATATCACCATTCAAAGGAATCCAACGATACGTATTGTTGAACTGGTCAAATTGATATTTCCATCCAGAATCAGCAACAGCGTAGCTTGATGTAATCCCTAGTGCTGATAGCCAACTTGTGATATTTGTATTAACTGTAGAATTATCTACTTTGTTGACAACATCAGAAGCTCTTGGTGAAACAAATGCTACACAGTCACGACGGCTCTCAGCAATGCTGATAACGTAATTTTGAATTGTTGTTGCTGAAGATTCTCCACCACCATCACCAGTAATCAATAGAGATACATCAACTTGCTCTTTATTTGATAGTAAATCCCATCCTGCTTCTAGATTTGCTGTGGAAGGTACCTCATCAGCACCACCAGCTAATTGAATAGTATAGTTTGCTGGTGAACCAAATGTTGTATTTGATGCTGGTGTTCCCCAATTAGTACCGCCAGTAATTGGATCTACAGCATAAATGTATGCAGAGTTATTGAACAGAACTTGCTTATAATAGTTTGTTGTTCCATCATTTGATTTGATAGCATCTGAAGCTTTAGATACAAAA